CTGACAACGTATTTACCAGTCGCAGGGTTCCAGCCGATACTCCAACCGTATGCGCCTACGGCACCGCCTGTGGTTGCAGTAGTGGAATCCATAACGGCCCACATCGAGACACTGAAATCAGTATTTGCTGCGGTGGTCGCAAAACCTGATGTGCCTGCACTTGAAACGGCAGCCTGTATCGAGTTACCTGGTAAACCTGGTGCAAGTTCACCGCCGTTGATAGCGGTGGCGGATGCGGTGATGTTCAACGGGATGGACCCGTAATCCTTCAGGATGCTGGTGCCTGTGTATGGCACTACAGGTTCATCGCAGGGATAGTAGTGGCGGGGAGACTGGGACAGGATGTAGGCCCGTGACCAGTCCGCAGGTAATTGTTCACCCGCTAACAATTGCAGCGCATCAAAACATTGGATGGTGGTGGTGGAATCTGTGCCTGCGTCGGTCCATTGTGGGTTCCAGCCGTCAATGAAACCTCGAAACACATCATGAGTGGTGGTCACGCCACCCTCGATGGTTTGCGCCCTGATGCGGATTTGCCTACGTGGTAATAATTTCCCGTAAAAAGTTCCGGACGTGTAGTAAGGGTCAAACAATCGTGTGCGGTTATTCAACACCACAGTGGCGGTGCCGTTGAAATCAGCCCAATCATCGCTGCGTCCACGGTCAATTGACATGCGCCGCACATACTGTGAAACATCAGTCCAGGTGGGGCTAGCCACGTAGGGTCCATCATCAAATGCGATTTCAACGATAGGTGTGGGATACGCCATCAGGGTGTCCCAAATTCTGTGATGATTCCACGGCGATTGCCACGGCGCAAAATTGAATCAATTTGGCGTGCGGTTGAAACAGGGTCAATGGCTCCGTTCACGTTGATTTGCACTTGTGCGTTTTCACGTAGCCCTCCGCCGTTATTGCGTGAACCACCTGGTGCAGTGTCAAACGTGAACTCATACATGTCCATCGTGGCAAATGTTGGGACATCCACACCTGGCAATAGGTTTGCGGCGTACAGGGGCAGGTTCAAAAGTGCCACTGCAGCGTTGTGGGCCAAAATGAAACCGTTAGCAATCAGTTTCGACACGTTTGCGAGATACTCAAAAAATGCTGAACGGCCTGTGGTGTCACGCATCAAACCAACAAATGCGGTGACTGTGGCAAACAGGGATGCGAACACGCCTAGCACGGTGCCTGCACCGATAGCAAGTCCAGGCAAAACGGCTGTGCCGATAGCAGACAAGGTTCCCGCCAGGGCTGATGCTGCACCGTTCACCGCATTGAAAATTAGTAGGCCCTTTACGGCGACACTCAACGCAATGATGGCACCCGTCAAATCAATGATGGTGCCTTTCCAGCCGTCAGCGTTCATAATGAAATTGCCAAAATCCCGTGACACAGTTTTGACGGCACCGGACAATCCTTGTTCCTCTAGGACTTTGATGACTTTCTCGATGTATGGCAGGACATTGTTTTGGAATGCCCGTACCAGTTTTTCCAGGATTGGCAACAGGGCATACCCGATGGATTCGTACGCCTCGGACAGGGCCACGTTCAAACGGTCCATGCGTCCACGGAATGTGTCTGCGTTCTTTGCTGCGGCACCCTCAAAATTCTTTGCAAGCATCGCTACTGCCTCATCAGCGGTAGTGGTTTTGTCAATGAATTTTTTGAGTGACGGGTCTAGGCGGGCGAGTGCTTTGACATTGCCACCGTAGGCACGGGAAATTGCCTCACTGACCTGGGCCAAACTTTTCCCGCTGCCTTTTGCCACATCGAGACTGATGCTCAACAGTTTTTGTGATTTGGAAAGGTCCTTTGTGGAGCGCACAATCTTTGCCAGGGCTGGGCGTAGTTCGTCATCAGCAACGCCTGTAGCGAGCGACAAGCCCTTGATGTAGTCCTCGGTGGCTTTCACCTGTGCTTCTGTCGCTTTAGTGGTTGCTTGCAATTGGCGTTCTAGTAGGGCCGATGACTGCTGGTCCTCAATGGCGGCTTTTGCCGCACCAAACGCTGCAGCACCCAAACCAGCCACCGCTGCAGCGGCAGGCAGGAATGCTTGCTTGATTGACTGACCGATTTTGCTGGTTTCCTTTTGGAACTGTGCAAATCGTTTTTCAGCGAGTTTCACACCACGGTCATCAAAACCTGTGACTATCGGAATGTTGATTGCCATTACGGATTCTCCTTCAGTTTCTGATTCACGCTTCGCAGAATTTTGTTTACTAACTGACGGATTTCATCTTGAATGTCAGGTCCTGTTTGTTCGTAGGCACGCCACATAGCACGTGACGGTTGGCCATAACGGGCATTCAAATTCTGCAACATCTGTGCGCCCTGTTTAGTTTGGTAATTGTGCGTCATGTCAAACAATGTGCCTGGCGCATAGCCCCACCGGACACCCATCACTGTTGCGTTTGCAATGTAGGAACGGCTACGCCCTGTCACACGCCGTGGGCGTTTGCCCGACAGAAATGGTTTGACGTATTTCGCAGCGTCCTGTTTCCACGGAAACACTTGTGCGCCGTTGTTTTCTCGTCCGCCTCTAGGGGTCCAACTACGGTTCCAGCCTGACATGGGCGCACGTGCAGGAATCAAATACTGTGCTTCCGACACCAGCGGGAAAACGATGGTTTTGTATTCCACAGTCAAACGTCGGCGGTAGGTCTTGTCGATTTCATTCAGCGTGCGCAACGCCTCCTGAATCCCGTCAGCCTTTAGCGGTTGAAATGCCACCGTCATCGTTTGTTTCTTTCCTGTAGAACATGCATCACCGTAGTCAAGTCCTGCACATCAAATTCTACATTCGGCGGAAACCACCCTGTAGCAACTAACTGAACTGCTAGTGCGTATCGGAGTGTTCCGCTGCGGTAGGGCGGGCGGGTTCGTTCTCCACAACCTCTAACGTGCGGACCTGGCGCAACCAGTCATCAAACACAACTGGAACCACCAGCCCATTGGCTTTTGCGGATTCGTACGCCAAAAACGCAAGGTCCTCCATGCCAATACCTGCAGCGAGTTGGGATGCTTTCGCTTTGTATTTGCGTTCCCATTGGGTAATTACCCACAGGTTAGTTGTGACGGTGAATTCACCATCACCTGCGTCCACTTTGAGTGTTAGTTGCATGTTTCCCTCTTTCGTTGGTTATGGGTTCGTGGTGTCCTCGGAGTACACACCGCCACGGAACGTGATGTCAATGGACGAAATCTCCCCTAAGGATGCCTGCATGACTGGCAAAGATTCGAGATAGGACCCTGTGAGAATCATGCCTGGGTTGGTGGCACTGTCCACACCTGAACCTGGTTGAACACGGACCGTGGTGCGAGTACCCACAAGGGATTTGAGTGTGGCGTACACCTCGGATGCGCCGTAGGTCATGTAGAGCGTCAATGTCAATTCGGAATCCTCCAGCGTGGCCCCGTAGGTGCGTGCTGTTTCTCCGAACGATGTGATGTCCGCTGCCGTGATGGTGCGAGTCAACACCGCCGATTGGCAGAATCCGGTGAGTGCGACACTGTTCACGGTCACAACTGGATTTGAGAGATAGGTGGATGTAGCCATGATTAGTCCTCCGACTTTTCTTGTTTGCTGGATTTGGGTGCAACCTTGATGAAACCACCATCGAGCAGGGCCTCAACATTGATGCCGTCCGCAGGAATGTACTCAGCACCAACGGTCCCGACTAATTCACTAACGATGATGTATTTCATGCTGCTTGCACTTTCATTCTGACTGTCACGTCATAGGCGGCTAGGTCCTGACCACCCACTGACAGGGTAATCGGTTTGCCATCAGTGACGGCGACATTTTTCACCAAAAGTTCTGCGCAAATCGCAAGCACATTCCGCAGCGCATCTAGGTTTGCGGGTCCGAGACTGATGACCTGCACAGGGAATGTCATGTCCGCAATGTTTGCGTTGTATGCCGTGAATGTAGGTGCATCGATGAACACGCATGGTGGGTTGATGTTGCGGGGGTCTGTGACCACACGCAAACCAGTGATAGTTCCCAACGATGTCGCCAAATCATCTATGGCCTCATTGAACAAATCGGTGTACGCCATTAGGCAACCTGCGGACGGTTGATGCCTAGTAACTGCATCACCATCGGTGTGATACCTGTGGCAGGTGCGATACCCATGCCGTCAAATGATGCGATGGTGTTGAATGAACCACGCTGGCGGAAATACGCAGCACCCACCATGATGGTTCCGAGCGTGACATCTCCACCTGGTGATGTGGTCAAACTGTCCTGCCCGTAGCCCGCCTCAACACGTCTGCGATACGCAAACGCATTCGCCGCTGCAGCGCATTGTGTTAGGAACGTTGCGTCATCAACACCTGTGAGTGTGAGTCCGAGATAATCCTCAATCTGTCCAGCGGTGACCCATGTGCATGTTTGTGTCCAGGTCAGCGTTCCGGTGGGGACCGCCGTACTGAATTCCAGGTCATCGCCTTCATCGTAAAACAACACCTGGTTTGGGATGGCAACAGTTTCGTTGTACATCCATTCACCTGTGGTGTTATCCACGCCGATGAATTCGTACTGTGGGCAAAACAAAACGGTGTGTGTGCCGTTCAGCCCGTGGCCTAATCCAGCGAGCGTGATGGATTGCCCTGGTTCGATAGGTGTGTCTGTGAGTGTTTGCACTACGGCATAGTCGGATAGCCGTTGGTGTGCGATAACTGTGTAAACCGCCATGGCGGTCCGCCTTTCGGACTAGGCGATAGCGATGGACTTGACCTGGTCGCCGTCAGCAATGAAGGTC